CTAAAGATAAATCCAGAAGATTCTTATGATGATGAATCAGAAGATGAGGATCTTGATATAGACGAAGAAGAAGACGAAGATTAGTCTATACAATAGGGGTGGTGAATAGCCACCCTTATTTCAAACACAATCTATAATTGACTTTTTATCCACAACCACTATACCTTGTGTATGAAGAGAAAAAAAACAGCTACATCTGCTACCTCAGTTCGTTTATCTGCTCACGAGAAATTATGTGCAGAAAGAATGAGTACACTTATTAAAACAATAGATGAACTACGTGGTGATGTTAAACAATTACACTCAGATATGAATAAAGGAAAAGGCGTTATAGCTTTTCTTGTAATCATAGGTGCATTGCTAGGTTCTGTTCTTGCTATTCTAAAGTTCGTTAAATAAACAACAGGGGTTTTATATTGTCAAAGGCAGATAAAGGATTAGTGTCTGAAGCATTAGCACAAGCACACTTTGCTAAAGATCCTAACTTAATTGTATTCACAGCACTAGGTGGTGTTGGTCCAATAGATCTTGTTGTATTTAATACTAAGACAAAAAAATATACTAACTACGATGTTAAGACTGTATCTTACAGAAAGTCAGCTACTAAGTACGCACACAAAAAGAATGATCGTATCAATAGATCTCCATCTAAAATACAATCCACTATGAATGTAAAGATTGTTTATGTATATGAAGATGGTAAGATATTAATCAAATGAATTACGAAGACGTTAAGACACGCATAAAGAAACATGAAGGTTTCATAGCTAAGGTTTACCTTGACTCATTAGGTAAAGCTACCATTGGCTATGGTCATCTACTTACTGAAGATGATGATTTTGTTGAAGGTGTTATCTATGACAAAGATATATTAGAAGAATTATTTGATAAAGATTTTAATAAAGCTAAGCAAGGCATGGAAGAATTAGTAGGTACATCACCATTACCTATGCTTGTTAAAGGTGTTATCATTGAAATGGTATTTCAACTAGGAAAGACTGGTGTTTCTAAGTTCAAGAATATGTTTGCAGCTTTAAACGAATATGATTATACACGAGCTGCTGCAGAGATGATGAACTCAGCATGGTATAGACAAACACCAAGCAGATGCGAAGAGTTGTCTAACTTAGTTAGAAAGTGTCAGTTTTAAATGTTACAAATGTTAGGAGCAGTTGCACCTCTTGCTAAGATACTATTCAATACAATAGAAAAATCAGTACCTGATAAAGATTTACAAGCAAAGTTAAAAGCAGATTTACAAACACAATTACTACAATCAAGCACACAAGAATTAAAAGCAGCAGCGTCTATCGTAGAAGCTGAAGCAAAAGCAGGATGGTTTACTGCATCATGGCGACCACTATTAATGTATGTTCTTATATTTATTTTAATATGGAACTACATACTTGGTCCAATAGTTAAGTTCTTTTTTGGTGCGGCAATCACAATAGAGTTACCAGGCGATGTCTGGACATTATTACAAATAGGTTTGGGAGGGTATGTAGTTGGAAGATCTGGGGAGAGTATCGCAAAATCTCTCGCCAATAGATCTACAACAACGAAAGAGGAATAAACATTGAATAAGAATTTTATATATTTATTCATAGTGTTTATACTTGCATTAAGTTTATCAGCATCATCACAAACTACACAAAACAATACTTCAGGTTCTAATACTTCAATAGCTGGTGGTTATACATCTTCTTCATCTTCAACTTATGAATCTGGTTCTTCTGTAAACACTACAACCAGTTCTACTAACAACGCATACTCAGGAGATACAAGAGTTACATCAATGGCAACAGCTCCCTCTATGTCTGCTTATTCTCAAGACTTGTGTGTGGTTGGTTATTCTGGTGGAGTATCTACATTTGGAGTTGGTATATCAGGTGGTAGTTATACAAGAGATGAGAACTGCGAAAGAATTAAATTATCAAAAGTATTAAATGATTTAGGTATGAAGGTTGCAGCAGTTTCTATTCTCTGCCAAGATCCAAGAGTGTTTCATTCAATGGAGAACTCAGGAACACCATGTCCCTTTGAAGGTAAGATTGGTGCTGACGCAACTGCACAGTGGTTAAAGTATGATAAGCTAAGACCAGATTATAATTTGTATGTAGAAAAATTAAAGATTATAGAAGATAAGAAAAAAGAAGATGAAGCAAAGAAAGAAATTAAATGATTTTAACTCTATATATATTTCTAGCAGTTTACTTACTCAATTCCTTATACACTTGGATTGAAGATGAGTATAAATAAAATATTATTATTCTTATTTCTTTCTAGCACAGCATATTCTCAAACAACAACAACTACAAACTTAACACCAAAAGTATTTACAACTATTAATGGTTGGAGTGGAACTAACTTATCATCTACGCATGGCAATGAAACTATTGCTGGTGTAAGTGGTAAGTCTATTGAGAATACAATCTCATTAACAAATTCAGGTTTATCTAAAGAACAAATCAATGAAGGGTTTACTTCAACACAAGGTGCAGATATTTGGTTTTGGTCTGGCAATCAAAATCAGAATGTTACTATGACACAAATACTAACAGATAGTAATGGTGGAGTAACAACACAAAATAAAATTATACCTTATGTTTCAAGCTATTATAATACTTACACTAACATAGCTGTTGTAGATAAAAACATACTAAATAATTATAGCATAACAAGTAAATTTTCTTTTTATGAATCTTCAAATTCTCCATATCATACTGCTGCCGATTTAATGAATCCTAGTCTAAGTATAACTTATATAACTAATCCAACTCCACCTATTGTTATTGCACCAATCATAACACCAGTAGTTCAAGAGATTAAATTTATAGAACCAGTAATTACTCCTATTGCGACACCTGTTATATCTCCAGTGGTTGAGATAATAGAAAGTCCAGTAGTTGTTCAACAAGCAGTAGAAGAAAAGAAAATCATAGAGCAAGTAATTGAACCACCTAAAGAAGTAGTAAAAGAATCTCCTAAAGAAACAGTTAAAGAAGAAACAAAAGAAACTGCTAAAGAAACACCTAAAGAAGTTACTAAGGAAGAAACTAAAGAAACTCCTAAGGAAACCAAGACTTTAGTAACTGAAGAAAAACAAACTGCAACAAGTACACAACAGGAAGTAAAAACAAAACTAACAGATAATAAAGTAGGAACGGAAGTAAAGATAGCAGAAGTAAAAGTGAAATCAGTACAAGAGATAAAGATTGACGCATTGAAAGTTAATCAGCCTAGTTTAACTGTGTATGAATCTAAACCATTCTATGTTCAAAGGCAAATGGCAGGTGTACCTAATCCTGATTTCTTTATGCAATTTAATATAGAACAACAGGCTGTATATATTAATGTTAATCTAAACAATTACATAAACAAAGATCCTTTAGTTGCTAGACAAAAAATACTAAAAGATATAGAAGATGAACAGAATGAGTTGATCATTCAACTAGAACAATTAAGAAGAATAAGAGGATAATATGTTTGATAAAATTAAAAACAATCTTAAAGAAATTATAGCTACAGTTGCAATCATTGGTACTATTGGTGGTGGCTTTATTAAGTATGGAGAGATCATGTCAAAGATTGACAGCATTGATCCTGCAAAAGCTGGTCAGATTAAACAAGACTTAGCCATTGCACAAAAAGAAATTGAATTATTAAAAGTTCAAATGAAAGAACTTAGAGCAAGCTCATCTAATCCATTAGCAAGATGAGTAATCAGATCATGACTGCGTCTGGTCAAATGTACAGTAAGAAAGTATCTTTACTATCGCAGCAAGGATCTAATGTTAAAATTAAATTAAAGAAAAAGAATGGCAAAAAAAAACCTTGAAGGGAAACATATAAGAAAGTCGCCTAAGAAAAGAAGAGGCAGACATACTAAGCGTGTTAATAAGAATAAAACTTATAAAGAATATGTTGGTCAGGGGAGAGTATAGTTTATGTTAAATGTCAAATGTATTTTTTGGTTAAGAAAAGGATTTTGTGCTTTACTAAAACAGTGTAAATGCTTTAAGATAAATGAGGATGACTACAACCCTTTTAGAGAAAAATTATAATGGTTAAAAAAATGTATCAAAATCCAAGCGGTGGTTTAAACGAAGCTGGTCGTAAATACTTTAATCGTACTGAAGGATCTAATCTTAAAGCTCCTGTAAAGACTGGCACTAATCCAAGACGAGTTTCTTTTGCTGCGAGGTTTGGTGGCATGGCTGGATCTTTATTATCTAAGTCAGGCAAACCAACAAGATTAAAGCTAGCACTGAAAGCCTGGGGATTCGGATCAAAGGAAGCTGCGAGAAACTTTGCCACCAGACATAAGAAGAGTTAATCAGTAAAAAAAGTCTTTCAAATTTAAACGTATATGAGTTTTTAAAGGTGGGTACGATACTTAGTACCCCCCAATTTTGAGGGGTACAAAGTTTTAAGTTTAGTTAGTGGCTCTTCTTAATTTAGATTTATATTTCTTAAGAAAAGTATTTGCTAGTTTTATTTTTCTTTCCCATTTTAAAACAGCCATTCTAAGTTTTGTAATCTTCATTTCTTTTTTCTGATCAGAAGATATTTTTGCTTTTGGTTTCTGTTTTAACTTTCCATCTAACCAACCAGACTGAATGACATATCTTATAACTTGTCCCTCAAACTCTGCTTGCAAAGCACAATGATCAGGAAGACTTGGACTCCTATATTTAAAGAGCCTGTGTGCTAAGTCATGGATCAATCTTCTCCAACCTCTACTTAATAAAGAAGAATCTCCAGATAAGCAAACCCAACATTTTCTTATGTGAAGATTAATTGGATAGTTTCCATATCTTGATGGAGCTGCATCTTTTTTATTGCCAAACTTTCTAGCCAATAGTCTTGATGCTTTTCTTGCCTCATCATAAGTGATGTAAGGTAAAGTTTCTGGTAAGATAGAGTTAGCTAAGTTATCATAAGACTTAACTAAGTTTTCTTTATCAGATGTTTCTCTCATTTGTTTCATCGTTTTCCCTTTTGTTGTTTTTTATTATTTAGGTAGTCTACCATATCGGTTATCTTATGTCAAACGATATTTTATTAGGAATATTTTTTTTAATTTATTTTATTGAAGACTAGACGACAAAAGTTTTAGGGTGTATGCTGGTTGAGTGCGACAATTTTGTACAAATAGTTTTTTTAGAAAATAAAAAATGGGTAATAGAAAAGAAATATTAAAGAGGTGTGGTAACTGCCATATTTGTGGGAACGAACACATGATGAATGAAGGTGGCTGGGTTATTAATGCTGAGAAACTTAACTTCTGCCATAGCCTTGATCATAGTTGTTATGATGTTTACTTTAATAATGTAAGAACAGCAGAGAAACAAAAGGTTGTCATCAATACAGAAAATGATAAGCGTATGTCAATGTACATTGAGTACTTAAAAACTAAAAAGTGTAAACATAAATATGCCAATGAAAAAAGATAATAAAAAGAAAAAAAGTTTTCCAGATCTAACTGGT